CCATAATAAAATATCTTTATACTCTCCACGTCTATTCTTATACACACTAATCTTTATATCCGGCATAGGTAAACCATTTCTAGTTATAACCTCACTCAAAGCTTCTCTATCATCAGACGAAACCTCGAGCATAATCTCGCCCAAATCAATCTTATCCGCGATACTCTTTGCACCACGAAGTAAGTTCTGGTCATAAACCTGGGCGTGTCTATATTCTGCATTTAACTGAGTAGCAGTTTCAATAAATATCCCATTTTCAACACACAGATCTTTCAGTCTAACTGCGATCATAAACAAGATATTATATTCTTTCAATCCTTCTACTCTACTCTTTCCACTAATCTCACTCAATATCTTCATACTGGTATGGACGTAGTCGTGAAAGAAATATCTGGCTCCCCATTCACGCACTCCATACTTGATGGTATTTTCAATATCCTGTAAAGTGAAGTCTGGAAGTCGTTTGATATAAATTGGACAGGAACGTAATATTTGAGCGGCTTTTCTAACTCTATCTAGTTCATCTCCATAATATTCATTATTAAGAATATTCCTTTCATTTACATTAGAGATAAAAGCAAGCATCATTGTCTGAATTTCATCAATTTGCTGCTCTGTAGTTATGAATACACAAGGTTCTTTAGTTCCATTTTCTTCCCATTGTCCAGTTTGACTATTATATAATTCATCACAGCCTATAAAACAACAGTCTGCAATCATAGCTCTCGTCTTACCAACACCAGTTGCTGCTGAACGAAGATAAAGTTTACCAAGTCTTGCCCCACGAGTTACTGTATTGATAATCCTCCCATACATAGGATAACCAATTTCTGGAAACTCCATAAGACGAGAGATCAGATTCTCCACTCCTTCTCCAGCTTGAACGAAAACTGTATCTGCATTATCTACATATTTCATTTTAATCTGCTGAATCTTACCATCAATAAGATCAGCTATCTTTTCAAGAGAAGTATTATCTAACCAGTCTTCCTGTGCCTGTTTCTTTTTTACATCAAAGATATTATCAATATCATAAAGATAACTTAAATCCATTCCAGCTTTTTCTGAATACATACGGAATAAAGTCATCTTTTTCATACGATTATAATAATAATCAAACGCGGCAAGCTGGGTATTTTCTTTTATCTTCTGAAGATATTCAACTCCATTATTAACTTTAAATGTTGCAAGTTTAGTTGGTCGTGTTTCTAAGTAGTCAGTAATTGTATTGACATTAATCTCAGTAGCACCTAACTGATGAAGATTATAAATGGAACCAAAAACTATTCTATGGAAATCTTCTGTAAAATCCTCTTCTGTGAAATGATACTTTTCATTATCCAAGAGAGAAGGATTGAGATATATGCATCCTATAACTTGCATTACTGCGGGTATGTCTGTATATTTTGCCATTAATCTTCATCTCCTAAATCAAATAATTTCGGTGGCGCTATAAACACACGCGGGGAGGCTATCACGATCTCCTTAACCTCTAATCGGTAGTTTTGCACATTCTTATTTCTTTCTTGAGCCAAGTAAAGGTTATAATAATACTTCTTAGCTTCTTCATAAATATAAGGAATAATACCTATTCTTCCATTAGAAGATTCCTTATCATTATGTTTAACTTCATAAAACCATTTAAGTGATTTTAACATACCACTATAAGTAAAACCATATTGTTTTATATAGCTTTCTGCTTGTTTAGAAATAGAAATATAATTATAATCTTGACCATATAATTCTTTTATATACTCAAAAAAATTATGTTTATCTTGTTCTTCTTTTAAAGTTTTATCATCTTGCGATTCATAACATGATAAATGTGCATATCGTCTACCTAGTTTAATATTCGGTTCTGATAATCTATCAAATTGCTGACCGCAATATAGGCACTTGACCATAGCTTTAGCCATAAAGTACCACCTCTTTTTTAATCTATATAATTATTATAACATAAATTTCCATATAAGTCAACACGGCAACGTTTTAACCCGTTGCCGCGTCTTCCTTTTATATATTATTTATTTAATTCTCGCATATCAGCAACAATTAAACTAAGAGCTTCAGTTTGTTCTCTTGACATATCCCCAACTTTTCTACCTTTACCCAAATACCTCTCAACAATCTGAGTAATTCTTGGAGCATAGATCTTCTCCATCTCCTCCTCACTATGAGTTGAGGTAATGTTCTTCACCATTCCCTTAAACTCTGACATCAATTCATCAAAGTCAAGTTCAAGTGTCGTATCTTCATAAACATTTTGTCTGTTGTCCGTAAAATATTGTTTTCCATCTTCCTCTGATTGTTTGTCTATTGCATCATTAATAGCATTAACCAGTGACTCGTAGTTGAAATCAATGTAGTCAGGTGTATACTTAAATCTACTACCTGCTTCATATCTTGTTGTACCACGAAGGAAGAGTTTTGTACTTTCCTGTCCTTTATCGTCAGTTACAATTCTACTATAACCATATAGGTCAACCATCCGAGAAACAATATTCTTTGCTCTCTTGTCCAAAGTAGGAACAATTTTATTATACTCGGCGCCAGTTTCATCTTTAAAAACTTTATCAGTTCCATGACTGATCATAACCAGACCATAATCTAATTGAGCAATTTTTCTTAAAGATTCATCAAACTCCTGTCCTACCATACTATATCCCTTACCATAAGGAATATCACTAATACTATCAACACCAAAACCACCATCTGAGCGAGGGGCATTAGCACATACATATTTCTCACAATACCCATATGCAATATCAACAGTATCAATAATGATAGTTTCAAACTGTTCTTTAACTTTTGGATCTTTTAGCTGAGTAAGAACTTTTCTAAATTCTGCCCAGCTATTGATTGGCTGCGCCATGGCACCAGGGATAGCATTGTAACCTTTTTCAAATGCGAGAAGCAAATGTCGAGGAAATTTGGTTGCCGTAGTTGTTTTACCAGACTTTGGCTCACCATATAAAAATACTGTATAACCCCTCATGTCACGACTGACTTGATGAGGTTGAATACTTAATAAATCAATTGCCATAATTTATCTCCTTATAAAAAGAGGGAAGGAAGATTGCTTCCTTCCCTTTATTCAAACCTCAATATTGATTAAAAATCAAATCCACCAGTCGGAACGGATGCGGTGTTATTATTTCCACCAGACTTTTTCGTTGCCTGATAGTCATCATAACGCTTTTTAACCTCAGCCAGATAGACTTCACGATTCTGCATCGCCTTAGTCAGTTCAGCTTCAGTAAGAACATCATCTGCTCCAAAATCATATTCAGTAGGTCTTGCCCAGTCGATTGCCCACTCTTTCACATTTCTGCTAACTGTCTTAACAGAAACAGTACCGAAAGCAGATTCTTCTTCAATCTTCTGCTCTACCGTGTTAGAAACAATCTTACCTCTAACTTCTGTGAATACTGGATTCTTTGCAGAAACATCAAGACCTTCAAAATACTTCATACCACTAGTATCACGGCAAACAAACTCAACAGGAAGTAAATCATTTCTAAAGTTGAACACCGCACCACGAATCTTCAGATAATCCTCAGGAATATTATTCTCTGGATCAGCTTCAACAAGTGTTACACCAGTGATAACCATATCACACTTAAATGTATTTCTCTCAGCCTCAGGAGCGAGATCCTTTACAATATTAACAAAACCACCTTCATTACGCTTTGCAGAAACAAGACGTTCTCCATCTCCCTCTGCTACGTAGAAGTCATTAAGTGCAAGAGCAGTCGAAATTCTAACTTTCAGAGCTGCATCCTTACCATCAGTTACCCAACATTTTGCTCCATCAATGATACTCTTCAGAACTCCAAAAGTGACATTTTTCTTGCCATTCTTGGTCATCTCAACAACATAAGTGAAATGTGTGGAGATAACATTGAGTCCTTCTTCATCAGTTGCAACATCAATAGTACCAGAAATAAATTCTGTACCAAAGTTCGCACTATCCTTGTTCTGAACAGTCTTCAGTTCAAGATTGTGCTGATAAAGTCTACCTTCGATAATCTCTGAATTAATTGTCTTTTTCATTTTAATTTTCCTTTACTTACTTACTTTTTTATCATTATAATTTATTATATCATATTTTTTCTTACTTATCAAGATCGAAAGTAATAAATTCATATGCATAGGGAAGGGTTTTTACCCAATCACAAAATGTATGCCATTCGACTAAACGATGATGCTTTCTTTGAGCATACATATTTTTTAAATTTTCATAATTCATTGTTACTGTTCGAGTCTGAAGCCACCCTTCGGGAAGAAGTCGGACAAGTTCCTTCCAATATCTCTGATCCTTAGTTTCATTATACTTTTGACGAAGAGTCTCAAGG